GATTGAGCCCGGCCGATGGGATTGGATGGCTCATGTTGGGCGAGTAACTTAATCTTTGCGCCGTCATGTATGGCGATCGATCCTTGCTCGAAAACGACTTGCCCGACTGATGTATTTCCGACTTTGCCAAAAGGGACGACGACGCCCGAAATAATGCGCCGATTTGCGTCGGCCGCTTCGATTTTGCTACTAAAAGTTAAAATAGTCATTGAGGTAATCCATTTCCGTCCGGGGTAAGGCCTTCCATTTGTTTAGCTTGATCAAGATTTATAAGCTGTAATTCCAAAAGTTTCTCGGTAACGGATAGGCGAGTGGTTGGATCGACTCGTAGGAAAGTCTCATCGATCATAAAACGCACAACCGTACCGCGAGGCGTTAAATCATCCATCGATAAACGAGCTTCGATCGCCGTGTAAAACGGAGCTAGGGAATAGGCGGCAAATTCTTTTCGGCCGTCTAAAATGTTTTGGTAAGTCATCCCGCGAAATACTTCGGCGTCCACCATAAAAGCCGGGACATTGCAGGCGCGAGCTAATTCCGTCGCTAGATACTGTTTAGCTTCGTTATACATCATGTCTTTAGGACTAAATCCCATATTTTCCGCGCTAATCGTGGAAGTTAAATAAGCCGTACTTTTTGATAAACGAGCTTGCTTCCAAGAAGCCAATAACGCTTGTACTTGGTTATCGGGTAAATCTGCACCCGTATTTTTAAGGATGGAGGTAGCCATAGGCGTCTGAGCGGCGATGGAGGCGGCCTTTTCAATATCCAAAGCGGCTTTGATAGTTGTTTGGGATTTTAGTAAAAGGCCTTGGTCTAACGCTTGAAAAGTGACTAGCGATCCAATACCGGACATGGGTAAGCGCACGTTATTAAGAGAGTAATACTCGATCTCGGTGGATGTCGGATTATATTTGGGCGTAACGCGGTCGTTTTGCACCCACTCAAATCGAGCGGGTCGGCCGTCCTCTTTGTAAATCTCTGTTACCTGCCAATAAGCGACTCCGTACATCATCAAGCTATCAACCGTCCAAGCCACGGTCACGGCTCGGGGTTGACGTATGTCCGGTTGGTCAACCCACACCATGTTCGGCACCGACGCGCCCGTGGCCGTCGCGTAGGTTTGAAACGGAATGGTGGCAATAGTTCCGGCTAAAAGGTTTCTACAACGTGCAATAGTCGGCACGGCCATCGCATCTTGTCGTAAAAGTGCATTAGCATAATTATTAAAACCACCATAACCGCCGCCCCAAAAAGTGCCATAAGGAGCGTCCATAACCGCCGGGGCGTATTGCGCGGAAATGTTTTTAGGGGTCGCTTCTTTCTTGGTCGTAAAAAAGTCGCGTAGTCCCATAACATAATTCTTTCGTTATGTCTAGGACATTCGGCGTTAATTTCGAACGTGTCGGATTTAATTTTCTGTAATGATTTGAGGAAACGATAACGGTTTAAGTAATTGGTGGACGATCATAGCCGCCGAAATGGGAGCGGATATATCGCCAGCCGAAGCCCGTTTTACAATACGCCAGCCCGAATCGTTGGTTTTAGCCGCCACGTTATTCATTTGGGAAATAAATTCATTTTGGCCATTATGGACAACCCGGCTATTTACCAAAGCATCGAGGAAATCGGCGCAGGCCGTGTAAAACTGACTCCCGGATATGTCTATGCAGTTTTGACCCGCATGGCTAAGGCGTTCGGCGATTGATGCTGTCGCGTATTTGTCGTAGCAAATTTCTCTCGGATGGAATCTATCTGCCCACTCTTTGATCCCTGCCGCTACTTTCAAATCGTCGACCGTTAAAGCACTCGACCAAGTATCCAAAATCCCGATGCCTATTTTTCCATCGGCGGCAATCTGTCCGGCCATAAGAGAGGCATTTTTACGGCTAGGGGAGACGTCGAAGGCAAAAACGGTATAGGCGCCATCGTAAATTTTAAAATCCTTGTCGGAGGTCTGCTCTAAAATCCCATACGGCCACGGGCTTACTAGCGAATCGATCCATTGACATAAAAGCTCCGTGCGAGTCGCTTCCTGACTGGATGTTGATATAGCTTCCTCCAACGCTTCCCGGGTTATCGTGTATCCCAAAGCAGGGTTAGCTTGCGCCACGTTACGCCAAAACTTCTCTGTAAAATCGATCTTGGTGTAAGGATTGGCCGAATACTCATAAAATCCAAAAGACTTCGGCGGGTTAGCTATTGCGTTTTCGCGCATGGAATTAAGCACGGTGCTAAAGGCATCGCCCGCGTTTGAGGTGTACAACGACATCGAATTAGGCCGAGCGCGAGTAGTCGGGGTAGCGGCGCGAAAGGAATCCGCGCTAATTTCCCGAAGCTCATCGATATAGAGAAAGTCGGCGGTACGCCCACGCGATGCCGATGAGGTAGCCGCTACAACATCGAGCCGGTTACCATTTTTTAACTCAATCGCCTCGCCTCCATTGGCATAGCGGATCGATCGGGTTTGAGATTTTAAAAACGGATTATTTTCGATAATGATGGCGATTTCTCTAAAAGTGGTTAACGACATGGCGCGATTTTGAGCCATCATTAAGACATTTTTAGAGCCAAAGACGTACAGATGAGCGAGGATTAACATACGTGCCAAATGAGTCTTTCCCGACTGTCTCGCAACAAGAAGAAGGCTAGATTTTCGGATGAAATTTCCATCTTTGTCTATTGAGAGTAAATCCCTTAAGACGAATTCTTGCCACGGCAAAAACGGCATTGAAAGATTATTAGCGAAAGCAATAACCTCATCGGCTCGAGATTTAGTATTTAAAAGCGGCGAATGTAGCCGGGGTTTGGCTATCCCCAATAACGCCGCTTTTGGCTTCCTGGGCGTTTGGGTTTTAACCGGGTTCATTCGTGGTCACAACCGACAAAGTAGGGCGGCTAGACGTCGTTTTAGGGAGAGAAAGTTCCAAAGAAACAGGAGGGGTAGCCGAACCTAGTAAAAAAACGGCTTTAGATTTAGTTCCTTTGGCAAGGTTACACCTACGACATGACGCAACGAGATTATCCATGTCATATATATCGCCACCTCGAGCAATAGCAACGACGTGATCCACTTGGTTAGCTTCAGGTTGGCCGCAATAAGCACACGTGTAACCGTCTCTAGCCAATACGCGTAAACGTATCTTCTTAAACGCGCTAGAAGTTAGATGTGCTTGACTGTGAACGCTCACGTTTTCATCACTTCATAATGAGTATTACTTGAGCATCGATGGCTACTTACATTGATGTACTTACATCTAAGGGTATGACTACCTACATCAATAACATAGGTGTAACTACTCGTTAACAAGATAATAAGTACTACCAGTTTTACGTTAAATCTTTTTAAAGGGTTAAAGATGAAGTTCTCATAAGGGATGTAGGGATTAACGTACAACCTTGTCAAGAGCCTAAGCGTCACGACACGCCAAATAGTCATCATTTGTTTAATGCTTTGTGAAAGTAACCCGACTGTGCAAAGTCCTCCATTGGCCTTAAATCCATTTGTGTAAGCCAATAGCTTTTAGATAACTCCCGCCAATATCTAGGGTTTTGAGCACTCCTTACAGGAATCCAGCCATTTAGGATGTACTTAGGCGACTTATCGGTGACAAGTATGGCGATGTCATCAATGCGATCATTTTCCCTAATGATTAAATGACCATGAATCCAAAGGGTATGTTTTACCTCTAATTTATTACCCACATCACCTTCGGTTTTAAAGGTGTTGCAACTCGGTTTAAAATCATAAATATCGAAGTATTTAGCCACCGCAATTTCCGCGCCTACCGCTTCGGCTTGAGCCGTTATGTATTCGTGATAATTGAGGTTTGGGTTATTAAATCTGTACGAGTTTTGAGCGGTTCCGTTTTGAGCTTTTGCGCGCATAAATCCAATTTCATGGGCTAATACTTCTTCGTCATAATCGAGGGTTATCCTTACCATTTGTTAGCTCCTCGGATATATAGCTCGCAACATTCACGGCAAAGCCATAACGTGTCGCCCTGTGGAATAACATATTTACGGCCGCCTAGGGGAGAGCGGTATAAACCGTGGCCGTCGCAATACTCACGGCGATAGGTTTCCCTTACTCCGTCTTTCAGTATGCTTACGGTGTTATCCTCGGTATTTATCCACTCTGCCGAAGCCCATCCCATTATTTCGACCACTCATGTGTAACGGGGTCTTCTCGATACCAAAGAGCCGCGCAACCGTTAGGGTTTTTTGGGCACATAAAGCCCAAATAATCCCGGCCGTTTTTGTTACCTCTTTTTTCAACTCTCTCACCGTGGATACAACTTTCGCTATAAACGGGAGTATTAGAAATACGATCAGAGATGATCGCCACGGCTTC